TAATCCCAACTCAATTCCTCGAATGTCAGTCACGTTCCTTTCCAGATGGGGCCGAATCGTATTGAAAGTCATTTGAGTGTCGGGCATCATCATGGCCTTCCGGCCCAACAAATAATTTTCACAGGCTTCGTGTAGAGCCGTCCCGGCACTGGCCGCCGTGTTTTTTATTTCCTCGGCCTTATCAGCCCCAACCCGATCAATCCATTTCTGGAGGGATGCCGACTTATTTAATACCTTCCCGATAATGGTTGTGACGGAAAGATATTCGTTTCCTCCCGGAACTTTATAAACTCTTCCACGATTATCTGAATAGGAAGGTAGATCATACCCCTTCAACAAATCGATACGAAAATTCATCAATAAGTGTCCATCACGGCAGTTTTACCGGCTTTCTTTTTAATGTCTTTTAGAATGTCCCGAAATCCCTGGGGCGGTTTAATCGACACTCCCGAGATAATCATGGGTTTACCCGGCAACCAATCCCATCCAGGATTGTTGTCTCGGAATTCTTCGGCCTCAGCTATAGTACCTTCAAATACTTTTTCTTTTCCGTTCCTGCGGCATCGAAATGTAAAGTAGCCCACTACTCCTCCTCTTCTTCCACAATGCGGTCGTCTACTTCTCGCTTGTGTCGTTGATTACGCCAGGGACGAACTTTCTTTTTAGATCGAGAATTATCTTCGTAATCCTCGTAATCATCTTCTTCAAACTGTCTTTTTTTTGACATTCTTAATTTTCTCTTCCTCGACCCAAAGGTGGGGAAGGGTCTTATGTACAAACTCCTTCGAAAGTCCCTTCATATTATCGGGGAGTTTCTTATCCTTGATTGCCAACAACAACTCGGCATCGGATGCACAGATGTTTTCCAAAACTTCCCGAAACTTATTGTCGCGAACGTGTTGGGGACGCTGGGAGAACGGGTGATTATCCAGGAATACATATATCTTTTTCAGATATGTATAAAATGGAACCTCGGGGTAATCGAACTTCTCCGACTGAAACCCATCATAAGGTTTCCGCCCTTTCTGAAGAGTGAATTTCACCTGGGGATCATATGCCATCCGCAAAAGTTGAGAGACCTCCGGGTATCGGTCCGACTCGACTTTGAGGACATAAGATCGCTCTTCCTCGGTCGGAACGTTGGAGATATTTTCCAACATCTTGGATAGAATTGGTCTACGCATTGTAACTCCTATATGAACGATATCCCTTCGTGGCATGAAGGTGATACTCTATATTTACATGATCTGAACGGTGTTCTCCCTTCGCCACGATACGACGATAAGGAATTCCTTTTCGAGCCTTGGGTTCTTTGTACATGACCACATCGGGCGAGGGTTTGGGGTAAAGTTTTTTCTTTCTCATACGAAATTACTCACTTCCAGGGAAAGCTTGGAGAGACCGTTATTCATGAAGTAGGTGAATATCTTGGAACCATCGGCCACCGGTTGACTTTCAAATTGTTTCCAAATAACATTTTGATAAACAGCCGGAACATTGCTCAAATCTATCAGAGTTTGATTGCGATCAAAGTTGCGGATCAACTTGGGGTCCCACTCATGCCGGGGCTTCCGAACCATCTCCTTCAATTCCTCCATACGCTTAGGAGTCATTCTTGCTGATCTTTTGGCCGGGTTAATAAGGGTATCATCGTCCGAAAAGACATTGGGTACCCCGTCGCCATCATCCCCCTTCAAAATATGTTCCAGGAGGAATTCAATGGGGTCTTCAATCTTTACTATCTCTTTTCGAATGGGATTGAATTGGGTAACCGGGTAAGATTGAAGCTGGAGGAAATCTTGATCCCCCGAGACAATCACTATCGGCGCATCCAAGTGATACTGCATAACCAAGGCCGCAATAATATCATCGGCCTCACACTTGGGAATATAGAGAACCTTATAAGGAAATACGGCGTGAACCTCTTCTCGAATTTGATCGAGGATTTGATGGGCCCGATCCCAATCGATGACGTTCGATTTCTTTCGATTGCCTTTATAAGGTGGGAAGATTTCCTTGCGCCAGGACTCCGGATGATCGAAAGCCAGGACAATCCGGTTATGGTCACGAAAGTGTTTGCGAAGGGTCTGAAGCGACTTGAAAAACATTCCTCGGAGAATATCGATATCCATTCCCTTGGTTTTTTTAAAATTCACCATCAAATTCGCATAAAATATTTGCGAAACATCAACAATAATCACGCAGCCTCCGGGGAAGTTGGATCATCATCTTCAGTTTTGACTTGAATTTTGTCGGCCATAACAATCAGACCGGACTCATTCACCTGAAATAACGATTCGGAAAGTTTTTGAAAAGGGTGTTTCATGTCGTAACGCTTGAGCATGAAGGAACGAATGGATTCGATGATCATTGCCACCGATGCATCCGCTACGTCATCTCCATCACAAAATCCTCCACTTTCCAACATTTTAAATATTCGAGGCATAATAGCCGTCAAACCTTCGTTGACGTGACAACCCCGTATTTCATTTATATATTCCTGAATTTCTTCTTCACAAGATGGGGCAAGGTCTTCGGGAGTAGGTTTTTTAGCCTTGGGAAATTGAATAATATTATTGGCCGCACCCATGTACTATTTAGATGGTCCAGGAAGCCGCTCCCTGATCCGTAAATTCAAATTGATAGGGAAAACACGCAATATCCAAGGCTTTTTGGGACACATCCGCCATTTTTTCCTCGGGAACATAGAAAAGGAAAAATCCTCCTCCCCCGGCCCCCAAAAGTTTTCCAGCCCGGGCTCCGGCCCGGGTCATAGAATTATAAATTTTGTCCAATTGTTGGTCTCGCCCAATCAATGTATTATTTCTTTGCTTTTTTATCTCCCAGGCTACTCCCAGAAGGTCCCCAAACCCAACCACATCGTCTTCCTCCAAAAGTTTTTTGCCTTGATAGGCCAAGAACCGGCTCCCCTGCATACTTTTAAATTTCTCTGTTCCTGGTTCCAAATCCTTGGCCTGAATTGCTAGAATATTGGAAGCTTCCCGATCAAGGCCCGAGTGAACCAAAAGCAAACGACTTTGGAGTGTTTGAATCGTTCCGGGATCGATGCTTCCGGTTAGACTTTGAACCGATCCATCCTTCTCAAATTCAAACAGATTAAAACCCCCCAGAGATGCCGCGTATTGATCTTGTTTTCCAATTGGATTTTTACAAAGATTTATTTCGATATGGCAAGCATCTTCGGCCAACTGAAATGGACTGAGTTCTTCATATTGTAATTCCGAAGTCTTCAGGGCTAACAACAATCCAACGGTGAAAGCCGAAGACGATCCAAGACCCGATCCTCGGGCTTTTACATCAGACAAAGAGGCAATTGTCACCTTATCGGTGATACTCATATATTTTAAAGTTTCTTTCGTAATAATCCCTTTCAGGTCTTCTACGTTTGTTACATCTTCGGTTTCGTCATACATCATCCGTATCCCATTGTAGGGAGTTCGGTTCACATTGACATAGACATATTTGTTTATTGTGGCACTAAGAGCCGCGCCCTTTTCGTGTCGATAGAACGGTTCGATATCGGTTCCACCACAAAAAAATGAAATACGCAGGGGAGTTTTAGATATTATCATTTTGTTTCTTTAAGAGATTTTCCATAGCCGATTTAGCATTAATATAAATGGCCTCGGTCCACACCTGATCTTCTTCTTGATCCCCTCGTAAGAATCTTCGATCTTGGGTTGACATTGCCACCGCATCCACCAACCAATTTGCCCAATATTCCACTGTATCTTTTTTCATATCACACCTTAATGGTAAACATTTCCGAAGGAATTTTACGATCTTTCTCTTCTGGATATTTCCTCAAAAGAGATTTTAAAAGAATATTCCATTGGGTCGCGACAAAATCGATACCATACCGAGTGTCCACAAATGATTTGTTGAAAGCCAAGCGGGATCGTACCGTATCTCCTCCCTGGGAGGCCAAGCGAATGGCGGCATACAGGGCATTAACAAAAGATTCACAATGTTCTTCCTTGTCCATCGATCCTGAGTACATGATGTTTAAGGCCCCCGATGTTTCCGGAAGGGCCGAGAAATCGGGATGAACGACGAAACATCCCGCCGACATGGCTTCCAACATTGTCCGACAACTTGTTTCGGGCCAAGTACAGGGGTAGGCCAGGATATCCATCTCGCGAACGCGAGCTAACAAATCTTTATTGGGAACAAAACCATGATATTCAATATTAGGATGTTTTCGACAACGCTCAAACAATTCTTCATAGGGCTTGTTAGCCTCGGGCCAACCATAAATCTCAAAGGAAGAAAATACATGAAGTTTCAAATCGACTTTATCGCCCATCTTTTGTACGAGATAATCAAACCCTTCAATCAAAATATCCAAACCCCGTTGGGGGGTTGATGCATAGTATAGATTGATGGTCTGCTTCGGTTGTGATTTCTTCTCCAAATCGACAAAGGCTCGATCAATTCCAGACTCGATCACCGAAGACTTCAGATCGTAGGGAACCCCCA